AGCTGGCCGGCTGGTGCTCTTTGCTGATGGCAGTATCGACGCCGAGGCATCTGATCAGCGCCGCGCGGCCATGACCGACCCGTCGAAATCACGCGCAGCACCAAAATCATCTGCTGCGCCAAAGGGGAAACTGAAACCCGTGCCCGAGGCGGCAGTCGCCTCGGTGGGCGAGACCCTGCGCGAGGAGGGGCTGGCCGCCCCTGTCACCAGCGGTGGCACGACCTTCCTGCAGGCCAAGACCGCGAATGAGGTGCTGAAAGCGCAGGAACGCCGCATCCGCCTGCAAAAGCTGAAGGGTGAGTTGGTCGACCGGGCACGGGCGGAAACCCTGATGTTCCGGCTGGCGCGCGAGGAACGCGATGCCTGGGTGACCTGGCCCGCGCGTGTGGCGGCGCTGATGGCCTCGGAACTGGCCGCTGCTCTGGGTGAGGAGATCACAGTGGAGGCGGCGGTGATGCAGAAAGTCCTTGAAGCCCATGTCCGCGCCCAACTCGACAGCCTCGCTGACATTCGCAGCGGCCTTGGATGAGGGTGTCGCGGGGTTTGACGGGGCAGACGACCTGCTGCGCGCCTGGTCGCGGGGCCTGCGGCCCGACCCGGACCTGACCGTGTCAGAGTGGGCCGACAGGCACCGCTGGCTGTCATCGCGCGCGAGCGCCGAGCCCGGGCGCTACAAGACCGCGCGCACGCCCTATATGCGCGAGATCATGGATGCGCTCTCGCCGGTCAGCCCGGTGCAACGGGTGGTGTTCATGAAGGCCGCGCAGGTGGGTGCGACAGAAGCGGGCAACTGCTTCATCGGCTTCGTGATGCATCACGCGCCGGGGCCGATGCTGGCGGTGCAGCCGACGGTGGAGCTTGCCAAGCGCAACTCGCGCCAGCGGATCGACCCGCTGATCGAGGAAAGCCCGGAGCTGCGCGACCGGGTCAAACCCGCGCGCTCGCGCGACGCGGGCAACACGATGCTGTCGAAGGAATTCGCGGGCGGCATCCTGATCATGACCGGGGCCAATTCGGCCGTGGGCCTGCGCTCGACGCCGGCGCGGTACCTGTTTCTCGACGAGGTTGATGCCTATCCGGCCTCGGCGGACGAGGAAGGCGATCCGGTGACGCTGGCGGAAGCGCGGTCGCTGACCTTCGCGCATCGCCGCAAGGCGCTATTGATCTCCACCCCCACCATCCGGGGTCTGTCGCGCATCGAGCGGGAATTCGAGGCGAGCGACCAGCGGCGCTATGTCGTGCCGTGTCCGCATTGCGGTGCGATGCAATGGCTGCGCTTCGAGCGGCTTCGCTGGGACAAGGGTCAGCCGGACACGGCCGCCTATCACTGCGAGGGTTGCGACGCGCCCATTGCCGAGCACCACAAGACGGCGATGCTGGCGGCGGGCGAGTGGCGCGCGACCGCGCAGTCGCAAGACCCGCACACGGTGGGCTACCACCTCTCGGCACTCTATTCGCCGATCGGCTGGCTCTCATGGGCGCGGATCGCGCGCGCCTGGGAGGCGGCACAGGGGTCGGACGAAGCAATGCGGGCGTTTCGCAACACCATCCTCGGCGAGACCTGGTTTGAGACCGGCGAGGCACCGGACTGGCAGCGGCTGGCGGAGCGGCGGGAGACATGGAAACCGGGCACCGTGCCTGCGGGTGGTCTTTTCCTGACCGCGGGCGCCGATGTGCAGAAGGACCGCATCGAGATCGATGTCTGGGCCTGGGGCCGCGGGCTCGAAAGCTGGCTGGTGGATCATGTTGTCATCGAGGGCGGCCCCGGCGATCCGGGCTGCTGGCAGAAGTTGACTGACTTGCTGGGGCGCACATGGGCGCATGCCTCTGGCCAGCACCTGACCATTGCGAAGCTGGCCATCGACACGGGTTATGAGACCAGCGCGGTTTACGCATGGGCGCGGCAGGTGGGCTTTGCGCAGGTGGCGCCGGTCAAGGGGCTCGAGGGCTTCAACCGCGCCAGCCCGGTGACGGGTCCGACCTATGTCGATGCCACCGTGGCTGGCCGCCGGCTGCGCCGCGGGGCGCGGCTATGGTCCGTGGCGACCTCGACCTTCAAGGCCGAGACCTACCGCTTCCTGCGCCAGGAGCGACCGACACCAGAGGAGATCACCGCCGGCGCCGCGTTCCCGGCGGGAACCGTGCATCTGCCGACCTGGGCCGATGGTGAATGGCTCAAGCAGCTGACGGCCGAGCAGCTGATCACAGTCAAGTCGAAGCGCGGCTTCACCAAGCTCGAATGGCAAAAGCTGCGCGAGCGCAACGAGGCGCTGGACTGCCGGGTCTACGCCCGCGCCGCCGCCTGGATTGCAGGGGCGGATCGATGGCCGGAAGCGCGGTGGGCAGAGTTGGCGCGGTCCTTAGCCGTGGAAACGGGCACATCCGCGCCCGATGGGACTGCGGGTGCTGCAACGTCGGCGCGCCCGTCTGCAAGGCGGCGGACAGTGCGGTCGAGTTACATGGGGTGAGATCGAGAAGCTACTGCAAGCAGCATTTCTTGAACTTCTTGCCGCTCCCGCAGGGGCAAGGATCATTGCGCCCCGCAGTCGGCGCGAGGTTGCGCACGAAATTGGCCATGGGGATCACGCGCGGATCAGGGTTTTCCTTCAAGGCTTTCTGCTTCTCGAAATAGGCATCGCTGTAGCAGTACCAGCGCGACAGCTCCTCGATGGCGTCTTCGATCAGGCCATGGCGATAGCGGGGGCTGGCGGGCATGCCCCCTGCCACGCGTGTGGCCTCCAGATTGCCAAGGAAATGCGAAAAGTCGCAGTAATCCCTTGGGATCAGCCCTTTGTCAAAGACCGCCCGCACGGTTTCAGTCATATCCTCCAGCCCAAGGTCAGCGACAACATCTGCCCAGCTGATCAAGAGGTTTTCCGGGGCCTTGGGCTGACGGGTGAGGAAGCTGCGGATGAAGCTCTCGATCTCGGGCCGCAGCGTCGGGTGCAATTGAGCGATCACAACGAGGGCGCACATCATCGCACCGCGCGCAAAATCATCGGCGCGCAGGTCCATGATTGACTCGAACAGCGGATCGAGGTCGCCATCGAAGGTGCCCGCGACCATGCGAAACGCGCTTTCGGTGACCGCATCACCCAGCGTCAAATCAAGCGTCCGCGTCGAGCGGCGCAGCAAACGCAACAGCGGGCGGTAAGCACGCGTTTCGCGCCATTGCGCAAGCAGATAGGTGGCCGGGATCAAGGCCATCAGATCGGCATCGGACATGGCACCGGATCTTTGCCGACTGATCCGGTCCAGCAGCGCGATGAAATCCGGTGCCATCACGTCGCTTTGCGCAGTGGCAGCGGCCATGGCGTCCTTCGGGAAAATATCGTTCCGCGCAAGTTCGCGCATAATCACGTCTGGGGTCATGGATTCTCTCTTCCGGTTTAATGGGAATTAAAGACCCGTTTTGCCTGAGCAGGTCAACTCACATGCCGACAATTTCTGACCTTCGCGCCCGCCGCGACGCTCTGTCTGCGCAGCGGTCCTCTGGTGTGGCGCGCGTCAGCTATGACGGCAAGACCGTGGACTATCGTTCTGTGGCGGAGATTGACCGTGCGCTCGAGGCGCTGGATCGCGAGATCGCAGCAGTTGAGGGGCGGCGCATGGTGCGTCATATCCGCGTGACGACGACCAAAGGGTTGTAAGCATGGGGCTGTTTGACAGGTTTCGCCGCCCGGAAACTGGCGGTCCCGCAGCCGTGCGCGCCCGCTTGGAAGGTGCCATGTCCAAGCGTCGGCTGCGCGGCTGGAACCCGCCTTTGGAAAATATCAATGCGCTGGTGGCCTCGGGCGGCCCGCGTCTGCTGGCCCGTGCCCGCGAACTGGTGGTCACCAATGGCTATGCGGCAAATGCCTGTGAGGCCTTTGCGGCCAATCTGGTCGGCGACGGGATCAAGCCCTCCTCCCTGATTGAGGATGCGGCATTGCGGGATCATGTCCAGAAACTCTGGCTCGCGTGGACCGACGAGGCCGACGCGGACGGGCTGACCGACTTCTACGGCCTGCAGGCCATGGTCGCCCGCGAGATGTTCGTCGCGGGCGAGTGCTTCGTCCGCCTGCGGCCACGGCGCGCCGAGGACGGATTGCTGGTGCCGTTCCAGTTGCAAATGCTGCAATCGGAGATGCTGCCCTTCGAGAAGACCGAAACGGCCGCCAACGGCAATCGCATCCGCTGCGGCATCGAATTTGACCTGATCGGGCGGCGCGTCGCCTATCATTTCCGCCGCAGCCACCCCGGTGACAGCACGGATCGCCGCGTGGCCGTGCCGGAGACCGTGCGTGTGCCTGCCGAGGACGTGCTGCACATCTACCGCCCGCTCGACGCCGGGCAGATCCGCGGCCTGCCGCATGTGGCCCCCGCAATGGTGCGGCTCTTTCTGCTCGACCAGTATGATGACGCCGAGCTCGACCGCAAGAAGACCGCGGCGATGTTCGCGGGCTTCATCACCAAGACCGCGCCGGAAGAGCCGATGCTGGGTGAGAGCGAGGCGGACCTCGACGGCGCGGCCATTGCGAGCCTCGAGCCGGGCACGATGCAGGTGTTGCTGCCGGGTGAGGATGTGAAGTTCTCAAGCCCCGCCGATGTCGGCGGCGGTTACGAGGCGTTCCAGTACCGGACGCTGCTGGCGGTCTCGGCCTCGCTGGGTTTGCCCTATCATCTGGTGACCGGCGATGTGCGGCAAGCGAACTATTCCAGCCTGCGCGCAGAGCTTGTCGAATTCCGCCGCCGCGTGCAGCAACTCCAGCACGGGGTGATCGCGCATCAGCTCTGCCGCCCCGTCTGGGCGCGCTGGCTGGAGACCGCACGGTTGGCCGGACGGCTGGATCTGCCCGATCCGGCGGCCGCGCGCGCCGTGCAATGGATCCCGCCCCGCTGGGATTGGGTCGATCCGCTGAAGGACATCCAGGCGCAGATCCTCGCCATGGAGGCGGGCATCACCTCGCGGCGCAAGGTGGTCGAGGGCACGGGCTATGATGTCGAGGAAGTCGACCGCGAGAATGCAGTCGACGCCAGACGCGCCGCCGATCTGGGGCTGCACTACCGCACCAGCCCCGGCGAGACGCAAGGCGCGCGGGCCACCCCGGCGCGGCGGCCCGATGCAGGCAACGCTGCAGATGATGGCAATGGCGACGATCGCGCCATTCAAAAGGAGTAACACCATGAACAACTGGTACACGATCCGCGCTCGCGCAAGCGGGGCGGAAGTGCTGATCTATGACGAAATCGGCGCCTACGGCGTTTCGGCAAAGGGGTTTCTGGCAGAGCTGGGCGCGCTGCCGGATGACGCGCCCATCGATCTCCGGCTCAACAGTCCCGGCGGCTCGGTCTTTGACGCGGTCGCAATCTATAACGCACTGAGCCGGCATGCCGGCCCGGTCACCGTCTGGATCGACGGCATCGCGGCCTCGGCGGCCAGCTACATCGCCATGGCAGGCGATGAGATCGTCATGCCAGAAAACGCCTTCCTGATGATCCATGATCCCTCGGGGCTGGTCATGGGCACCGCCGCGGATATGCGCGACATGGCGGGCGCACTCGACAAGATGGCCGCCAGCATGACGCGCGGCTATGCGGCGAAATCCGGCAAGCCCGAGGAGGAGATCGCCGCGCTGATGGCGGCCGAGACCTGGTTTGACGCTGGCGATGCCGTGGCGCAGGGCTTTGCCG